AGAACGTTGCACTATTAAAGTTGTTAAACTTATCAGTGGAGAGACTAATATCTCTTTGTGATCTACTACGAAACTGAATGGGTGGTAGTTGTTCATTAATGACTGGATACCAGACACCACTAATCATACTATTAGGATGCACATGTTCGTGGTGTGACTCACCCTTACCAGACTTATTAATCCACGATTGAGTAATCACCACCTCATCTTTAGAGCACATGACTTCTCGTGCAAACTTAAAGATTTTTGATTTAACAAACTCTCTGATGTTTGATAGTTCAGGTTTATCTAATACAAAAGTATCTTCTGACTGTCGGTTGTAATGTATCTTATTACCTGCATCTCCACCCTTGTTTTCTCTACGACAAGGCAAGTTACGAATATATTCCAATTCTTTCTCATAGGGCACAGGGTATTGTGCGATAAGAACTGGTGTTGGAAATAACGAAAGCAATTCGTCTTGTGATTGTTGTTGTGGTGGTTGCTGCTGAGGTTTTTTGCCCGTCAGATCATCAAAACTTATTGACATTTTTAATCTTCTAGATGTGTTCAACTCTATCATATTTAACCATGCACGTCAATGGTGCTTGACACCAAATCAAAATTACTTTATAATATCAAAGTCTTCAGCATCCTCGTAACTTTGGGACTGAAGACCCTTTCTGTGGTGGGAAAGGTGAATTGGTGATATACTAAGGGGGGAAAGAACTTCTCCCCTTTTTTTATCTTATAAATTAATTTGTAATCCCTTATAGACGTATGAATTTCACGATATATTCTAAAAACAATTGCCCATACTGCGAGAAAATTAAAAAAGTTTTAGAATTGACAAAAAGTGAATTTGTGGTCTATACTCTAGGAGAAGATTTTGATCGGGAATCATTTTTTGATAAATTTGAAGAAAATTCCACTTTTCCACAGGTCTTATGTGATGATAAAAAATTAGGAGGTTGTGTTGACACCATTAAATTCCTCCGGGAAAACAACGTCATCTGATTCTCCACTAAATAAAGACACTCATCAAGTTAATCGTGGTATTGAGTTTATATTAAATAGGAGAAGAAAAAGTCTAAACGAAAAAATTAGTCCTGAGGTAAGATCTATGTTAGCAGTAAGTTTAGTCTTTGGTTCATTTCTGACCGTTTTGTTTCTAATACTAGGACTCGTAATTGGTTGGACTGCTAGAGAATATATGATGAACTATCGGGAAGTACCCAGACCTCACCCCGAAATGTTTGATGAACAGGGCAACCTGATTCCAGATGAGGTCATAGCATTTAATTTTGAAAACTATCATGACGACAGCGAAGAAGATGACAACAACGACTAAGGCAAAAACAACCACTAAAAAGAAGACAACTTCATTTGTGGTGGATAATCTTCCAAGAAATCCACTAGCATTTGAAGTTTTTGACTTGGTATCTCGTTCAAGAACAAAGGCAAAGAAGATTGAAGTATTGAAGAAGTATAATGATCCTTCACTGAGAAGACTCTTTGTCTGGAACTTTGATGAGTCCATCGTCTCTATTCTTCCCGATGGTCCTGTTCCTTATGTTGGATACGATCAGCAAAACACTTATTCGGGAACTTTGTCAACTAAAATTGATCATGACATTCGTACAATGTATGAATCTGGAAATTTCTCCTTAGGTATTAGTGATCAGCAAGGACACACAACTATTCGTAGAGAATCAAAAAACTTCTATCACTTTGTTAAAGGTGGCAATAGCGGAATTAATGCAATTCGTCGTGAAACAATGTTCATTAATATTCTTCAAGGACTACATCCACTTGAAGCAGAAATTTTAACTCTTGTTAAAGATAAACAACTAGAAACTAAGTATAAAATTTCAAAAGATATTGTTTCGGCAGCATACTCTGATATTATTTGGGGAGATCGTACATGACATCTGCAGTAGAAGAAAAACAAACAACGCCAGAGGAAGGACAAGAAATGATTCCAATCAAAGAATCTGATTATGGATGTCAGATTCTTTTAGAAAAAACTACTATTGAAAAAGCAAACGACAAGAGTTTTCCAACCGATGCTAAATTGATTTGGTATATTGTTGATGGAGTAACGTGTATAGATCTTACTCGTTGTGCAAAGGACTCCAGACTTTTTGATATGTACTATGATAAGTATGGCAAAGGTGCCATTCAGAAGATTGATTTTGGATATGGTGGGGTCAATCCAAAGAGTTGGGGATATGAACCACCCAAACCAAAGAAGAAAAAGTAACTATTTGTCTTAATACCAAGACACTTGACTAAATAATGTATAAGGTCTATAATAAGACCTGACGTTCATCCCACTCTAGGGTGGGACGCAAGTAAGTCGCGGAACGGAGCCGTTCATCCCATGCTAGAAGTATTATTCTATACAACACTCACTTGTACTCAAACTGATGCTATCATGCTGAAGATTGAGGCAAATCAAAACCTTAGCAATCAAGTTAAGGTTGAGTTAGTAGAAACCTTAAAGGATTCTGCGCCAGAATGTCGTTGGTATTGGGACGCAAACGACTAAAGGAACGGACCTAAAAATCCAATTACTTTAGGAGTAACACAATGAATACACTTAACCTGATTCGCAAGCAGATCAACAAAGCATCTGCACTTCACGACGCACAGATTACTCACACCTCATATCGTGGTGTTGAATATGATACTCGTTGTGTAGAATCAAAAGAGACCCATGGTACATTCTGTTATCGTGGTCGTATCTACAACAAGTGAGTCACTTACGTTAAAATTGTTAGGGGGGTTGACTAACCCCCTTTTTTTGTGTAAAATACTTATAACAATATACAATTTTATGGAAAAGGATAAATTAAAACTAATTGTCCGGAATTTAGAATTGTTAATCGATGCTCTAAAATCCGAAGTATATTCTGACAGGGAATCATGTGTTTCCAAACAAGAAAACTTTGATGACCCAGTTACTAACTATATTATGGACTATGATGAAGTTTTTGAGGATGATTGATGAAAACTAAGCAATTGATTAAAAATCTTAGAAGTGCAATTTCTCAAGATTATTTGTATAATAGTGATGAGCTTAAATACATGCAAGAGCAACTTGACCAACTGGAACTATCAGTAAAAAGAATTCCAAGAACAAAACCTAAAGGATTTGGTGAAAAATGACTGTTAAACTTATAAGTGTTACTCCTGATGCAGAGCAGACTATGGCATATATTGCCAGGGTCTCTAATCCATCAAATCAGAACAATGAAAAGTATTCAGGTCTCCTGAAATACTGTATCAAACATAATCATTGGTCGGTATTTGAACAATCTACAATGACTCTGGAGATTGAGACTACTCGTGCCATTGCAGCTCAGATTTTAAGGCATCGTAGTTTTACATATCAGGAATTTTCACAACGATATGCTGATTCTTCAATGCTATCAAAGAAAATTGCTTTGCCAGAACTACGTCGTCAAGATGATAAGAATCGTCAAAACTCTATTGATGACTTAGATCCTTTTGTGGTTCAAAGTTTAGAATTGCAAATGCAAACTCTGTTTGATTCTGCCATGGCACTGTATCAGCAGATGCTTGAGCGTGGTGTGGCAAAAGAATGTGCTCGTATGGTGCTTCCATTATGCACTCCCACACGAATCTACATGACAGGTTCATGTCGTTCATGGATTCATTACATCACTCTGAGGTCCGCACATGGCACTCAGAAAGAGCATATGGAAATTGCAGAAGCATGTAGAAAAGTCTTCATTGAACAGTTTCCTGCTGTTTCCGAATCCCTTGAATGGGTCTAAATATTTTTATATTGAATTTTTAACAATGGCAACATATCCTGTAGTTAACAAAGAATCAGGTGAACAAAAAGAAGTAGTTCTGAGTGTTCATGACTGGCCTCAATGGTGCGACGATAATCCTGATTGGAAAAGAGATTGGTCTGACCCATCAACATGTCCTGGTGCAGGAGAAGTTGGTGAATGGAAAGATAAATTGATTGCTAAAAAACCTGGATGGAATGATGTCCTTGCAAAAGCATCCAAAGCACCTGGATCAAGAGTAAAGAAGATTTAGTATGCCTAGAAGAAAAAAGACTTCAGAAGAATCTATTGGAGTAGGTATGACTTCAATGAGAATGAAAAAGAAGAAACCTTTGAGTGCCAATTATTTGGTTGATATTAAACCTCTTACTGACAATCAACAAAGGTTATTTGATTCATATAATAACGACAAACATTTAGTCGCATATGGATGTGCCGGTACAGGTAAGACTTTTATTACTCTCTATAATGCATTGAAAGATGTTCTAGACGAGAATACTCCATATGAAAATGTGTATATCGTCAGATCTCTGATTGCCACTCGCGAGATTGGATTTCTGCCGGGAGATCATGAAGACAAGTCTTCTCTTTATCAGATTCCATACAAATCTATGGTAAAGTATATGTTCCAGATGACATCTGATGTGGATTTTGAAATGCTGTATGGCAATCTCAAAGCACAGGAGACCATCAAATTTTGGAGCACTTCTTTCCTAAGAGGAACAACTCTTGATAATGCAATCATTATCGTTGATGAATTCCAAAACTTGAATTTTCATGAACTCGATAGTATCATCACTCGTATTGGTGAAAACAGTAAAATTTGTTTCTGTGGTGATGCCAGACAATCAGATTTGACAAAAACCAATGATCGTAATGGTATTATGGATTTTATGAGTATTTTGAGAAAGATGCCTTCTTTTGATGTTATTGAATTTCAAATAGAAGACATTGTTCGTTCAGGTTTAGTCCGAGAATACATCGTCGCAAAAATAGAAGCAGGTTTGTAATGTTTAATCATGTTGATTTGAATCTTCCTCAACTTGAGAGGGAGACTATTGATGGAGTCAGATATTATTCTGTTCCTGATGAAGAAGAACTCTTAAAACTAGTTTCTATCACTTCGGTGACCAGTCATTATAATAAAGAAATCTTTGTTAAATGGCGTAAGAAGGTTGGTGATGAAGAGGCAAATCGTGTCACAAAGGCAGCAACACGTCGCGGAACTGATTTTCATAGTCTTACTGAGTGTCACCTAAAGAATGTAGAGTTACTAAAAGTTCCTCCTATTTCCGATTTTCTATTTAAGATTTCTAAGGGAACTTTAAGAAACATTGACAATATTCATGCTCTAGAAACTTCCCTATATAGTAAGCAGTTAGGAATTGCGGGAACCGTCGATTGTATTGCAGAATACGATGGTGAGTTAGCAATAATTGACTTCAAGACTTCTAAGAAACCGAAACCAAGAAATTGGATCGAAAACTATTTTGTCCAATGTGCGGCATATGCATGTATGCTGTACGAAATGACTGGTATTCCGGTCAAAAAATTTGTAATCATTATGGCTTGTGAAAATGGAGAATGCGTCGTCTACGAAGAAAGAGACAAATCAAAGTACATCAAACTT